TGTGCAAAGCATAGCGGGGCATCTGGCCGCGAAAGTTCCAGATGCAGCAGCACCCACCGTTTGACGCATGTCCAACGAACTGAATGCACGGGCGCTGCTTATTTTGATATTTTGACCGTTCGGATTTTCCGGGCGGTTTTTCTTTTGCATGGGAGGAGAATAACATGATTCAGAAAGAACTGCTGAAATTACAGGTCGAAGATCTTGTTCCGTATGAGAACAACCCGCGCGTGATCTCCCCGGAAGCTGTGAACGCCTGCGCGGAAAGTATGCGGCAGTGTACCGCGCTTGACCCCATTGAGGTGGACGAGAACAACGTCATCCTCAGCGGACACACCCGCCGTCTTGCTCTGATGCAGCTCCATGTGGACATGGCCGACGTGGTGCGATACACCGGCCTTACCGAAGAACAGAAGCAGAAATACCGTATCCTCGCAAACAAGACCGGTGAAATGTCTGGGTGGGATTTCGGAAAACTTGAACAGGAACTGGCAGAAGTGGACTTTGGCGACTTTGACTTTGATTTCGACCTTCCAGACAGTGGAGCCAATGAAACGCAGGTTGCTGAGGATGAAGCACCAGAAGTTGACGAAGCCGCGCCGCCAAAGGCGAAGCTGGGGGATATCTGGAAATGCGGCAGGCATCGCGTTATGTGCGGGGACAGTACTAATGAAGAAAGCGTCAAAACCCTTATAGGGGGGGGCGCAGGCCGATATGTTGCTTACAGATCCACCGTATAACGTGAACTATGGAGCAGTGCGAGATGTAAGCGAGGCAGTAAAAAGGCACAAAAGAACGGATGGCCCGCTCATACAGAATGACAACATGGGAGATGAGGAATTTAGAGAGTTCTTGACCAGTGCTTTCAGAAACGCCAACGCTGTAATGAGACCTGGCGCTGTTTTCTATATTTGGCACGCAGATGGAGAAGGGTACAACTTCCGAGGTGCATGTAGAGACGTTGGATGGACTGTAAGGCAATGTTTGATTTGGAACAAAAACACGTTATGCTTTGGGAGGCAGGATTACCAGTGGAAGCATGAGCCTTGCCTGTATGGATGGAAAGATGGCGCAGGACATCTATGGACAAGCGACAGAAAACAGACAACCGTTCTTGATTTTGACAGACCGGTTAAGAGTGAGCTGCACCCAACGATGAAACCTGTTGCGCTTTTTGACTATCAAATCAAAAACAACACAGAAAGCGGGAATATTGTCCTTGACCTGTTTGGGGGAAGCGGGACAACGTTGATCGCCTGCGAGCAGAACGGAAGAACAGCTTATCTCATGGAGTATGATCCGAAGTACGTTGATGTCATTGTGAAGCGATGGGAAGACCTCACGGGAGAAAAGGCCGTTCTTGTAAAAGAGGTGAGCTAAGATTGGCCGAAAAGGTAAATTCGAGCAGTGGTTAGAACCGGAAGGGCTAACGCTGCTTCGTGGGTGGGCAAGGGATGGCCTGAAAGACAAGCAGATTGCCGGGAATATGGGAATTTCAGTATCCACTCTCTGCGAATGGAAAAACAAATTTCCCGAATTATCGGAAGCTTTAAAAAAAGGCCGAGAAGTTGCGGACTACATTGTGGAGAATGAGCTGTTCGAAAGCTGCAAGACCCGCACCGTAACCGTAAAAAAGCCCATCAAACTGAAAAAGGTCATGGTGGATGGAAAAAAGCGGCTTGAAGAAGAACGCATCGAGTATGCGGAAGAGCAGGTCGTTGTGCCGGCCAACGTGACGGCTCAGATATTCTGGTTGAAAAACCGGCGGCCTGAAAAGTGGGCAGGTGTGCCGGAAGAAACGAGGGCAAAGGAGCATGACGACGATGGTCTGCTTGAGGCCCTGAGCGCTGCCGCAGGTATCAGCCCGCCGGACGACGTGGAAATGCTGCCGGAGGAAGAGGACAACCATGCGGAAAAGTAACGGCTTTCGCTGGAAAGCCCTCAGCCAGCGGCAAAAGATGGTTCTTTGCTGGTGGACACCGCAGAGCACATACAGCGGTTACAACGGCATCATTGCCGATGGCGCTATCCGCTCGGGCAAGACCTTTGCCATGAGCTTTTCTTTTGTCCAGTGGGCTATGACCTGCTACAGCGGCCAACAGTTTGCCATGTGCGGCAAGACCATTGCCAGCTTCCGGCGCAACGTGCTGGGCACACTCAAGCAGCAGCTTGCAGCCCGTGGTTACAACGTCAAGGAGCATCGGGCAGAAAACTGCATGACCGTCAGCAAGGGCGGCAGAACCAACGAGTTTTACTTTTTCGGCGGCAAGGACGAGAGCAGCCAGGACCTGATCCAGGGCATCACCCTTGCTGGGGTATTCTTCGACGAGGTGGCCCTGATGCCGCAAAGCTTCGTCAATCAGGCCACAGCCCGTTGCTCTGTCACTGGGTCAAAGTTCTGGTTCAACTGCAACCCAGGCAGCCCACAGCACTGGTTTTATCTGGAATGGGTGCGCAAGTGCCGTTCCCGCAAGATAATGTATCTCCATTTCACGATGGACGACAACCTGTCACTTTCCGAGGACATCAAGGCCAGATACCGCAGCCAGTACAGCGGTGTTTTCTATCAGCGTTTCATTCTGGGCCTGTGGACGGTGGCCGAGGGTCTTGTATATGACATGTTCGACCGCAAGAAGCACGTTGTTGATGTGCTTCCGGCGCTGTCTCCAAAGAGCAGCTATGTGGCTTGCGACTTCGGCACCCAGAACGCAACGGTTTTTTTGCTGCTCCAGAAGCAGGCAGATGCAGACTGCTGGATCGTCACCCGGGAGTATTACTACAGCGGCCGGGAACAGAAGCGGCAAAAGACCGTGGGCGAGTACGTCACAGACCTCAAGGCGTGGCTGAATGGTCTCAAGCCGGAGAGGATCATCGTTGACCCCTCTGCCCTGCCCCTGATTACAGAGCTGCGCAAGAACGGCTTTACCCAGACCCCCGCAAACAACGACGTTCTGAGCGGCATTCTGGACGTGCAGACCATGCTGCAGACCGGGCGGTTGAAGACCTACAAAGACTGCAAGCACACGCTGGAAGAGTTTGGCGTGTACGCTTGGGATCCAGATAAAGACGACACCGTGCTGAAGGTCAACGACCACTGCATGGACGCTATCCGCTATTTCGTGCGCACAAAGCGCCTTGTAAAACTGAGGAATTGATTTTGAGCACTGTATACACATTCCAGACCTTTCAGCAGGCGCAAGCCGCCGGGGAACAGCCTGATTTCATCCGGCGGTTCGTGCAGCAGCACTGCAGTTCCGGACCGTACAAGATGGCGCTGGACGCAGACCTGTACGATGCCCAGAAAAACCCGGGAGCTGAGCGCTTCGCGCAGGCTTACGCTTTGATGCTGAAACGCCTGTCCAAAAACACAAAGCAGGATGTCCTGCACCCCGATATGGTCAAGAGCAATCTTTTCCGGCGGCTCAACAAGCAGCGGGCGACCTACTCCCTCGGCAACGGCGTAGTCTTTGCGGACGATGGCGTGGACAAGGACAGGCTGGGGCAGAACTTTGACGAGCAGATCCAGAAGGCCGGATATTTCGCCCTGATCCACGGTGAGAGCTTCGGATTCTGGAACAGCGACCATTTGGTGGTTTTCAAGCTGACAGAGTTCGCTCCCCTGTACGATGAAAAGACAGGCCTTTTGCAAGCAGGTGTGCGCTTCTGGCGGCTGAATCCTGACACGGATATGCACTATATCCTGTACGAGCTGGACGGCTTCACTGAGTACACGGAAAGCAAAATCGGCAATGTGATGAAGGAGACCGTGTCGAAGCAGGCATACAAGAGCGTGACCGTCACCACACCCGGCGGCGGGCTGGAAAGCGTGGAGGGCGAAAACTACAGCGCTCTTCCCATTGTGCCGCTGTGGGGCTCCGACCTGCACCAGAGCACCCTTGTGGGGCTGAAAGCCTACATTGACAACACCGATTTGGTGCTGTCCGGCTTCTGCAATGACTTGCAGGACTTTTCGCAGATCTACTGGCTGTGCGAAAACTTCAACGGCATGACCGATGACGAGCTGCAGGAGTTTCTCGTCAAGCTGAATCTGTACCACATTGCAGGTGCAGACACCAGCGAGGGCGGAAAGATCACCCCCTACACCACCGAGATCCCCGTGACGGCCCGGCAGGCTCTTTTGGAGCTGCTCCACACCCGGGTGTATGAGGACTTCGGCGGTCTGGATGTGCATTGTGTCAGCGCGGACAGCACCAACGACCATCTGGATGCAGCCTATGAACCGCTGAACCAGAACGCAGACGACTTTGAGGCGCAGGTCAAGCCATTCATCCGGCAGATCTGCGCACTGGCTGGCTTTGACAACGCTATGCCGGCATTCAACCGCAGCAAGATCACCAACACGGCCGAACAGGTCAGCATGGTGATTTCCGAGGCCGCCATCATCGGGCAGGACATGGCCATTGACCTGCTGCCAAACCTGACCCCGGAACAAAAGGAGCAGGCCAAGGCCGCGCTGATGGCCGAGAGCGCAGCACGGGAGACCGTGGGCGAGGGGGAGAACAACGGTGATGAAACGTGATTTCTGACCGTGACCGCATCTCTACCCGACAACTGAACCGCCTGCGCCGCCGTATCCTGCGGGTGTACGGCACTGCCCGCCAGGAGATGCAGGAGCAGCTGACTGAGTTTCTGGCAAAGTACAAAGCGCTGGACGAGCACAAACGGGCGCAGCTGGATGCAGGCGAGATCACCGAAGAGGATTACCGCATCTGGCTGCAAAATCAGGTCTTTCAGTCAGATTTGATGCGCCAGAAGCTGGACGGCATCACCCAGACCTGCACCACAGCCCAAGAGACGGCCTACAAGCTGGCTCGGGACGAGCAATACAACATCTTTTCCTTTGGCGCAAACTGGGCCTTCTACGAGCTGGAACAGGCCGCAGGCGTGACGTTCGGGCTGACCCTGTACAACACCGAAGCGGTCAAGCTCCTGCTGAAGGAGAACCCCCGCATGGTGCCCAATAAGCGCATCAAGAGCGAAAGCAACCGCACCTATGATGCCCGGGTGTTTAACCGCTACGTCATGCAGGGCATCGTACAGGGCAAGAGCGTCCACGACATCGCCGTGCAGGCCGTAAACGGCATGGCTGATACAGAGATCCACTGGGCCATGAGCAACGCCATCACAGCCCTTACCAGTGCACAGAACGCCGGGGCACTGCAGCAGATGCGCAACGCCCAGGCTTTGGGCATCGAGGTCAAAAAGCGCTGGAACTCTGCCCACGACTACCGCACCCGTGAAATGCACCGCCTGCTTGACCAGCAGACGGCAGAGCTTGACGAGCCGTTCAAAGTCATGGGCTACGAGATTCAGCGCCCCGGCGACCCAAACGCAGCGCCGGAGATGGTCTACCACTGCCGCTGTGTGCTGTCCTCTGCGCTGGGCAAGTATCCAAGGCAGAACGCCATGCAGCGGGACAATGTGACCAAAGAGACCATCCCCGTCATGGATTACACCGAGTGGTATAAATCCAAGGGCGGCACAGAAGCCGAGCAAATGTGGTGGGCAGAAGAGCGCAAGAGGAAGAGGGCAAAAAAATGAATTCTGCAGAAAGTTTTGAGAAGCTTGCAAAGGCATTTTACAATGCCGGCGGAACCGCTAAAAATTTCGCCGAAGCGACCCGTAAGGCTACAAAGGTAGCGAACCGGCCCGATTGGCCGAAAACCTATTTTGAAAGCAAGAGAAAAAAGAAGGTCGCAAAGCATGGATGAGAAGAAACCTTGCAAATTTTGCGAGAGGCTTGCGTGGTGGAAGGAAAATTCCCCCAAAGGAGAGAACGGCCTTTACACCACGTTTCAAGTCAGTCTTATCACAAAAACGCACAGGAAAGGCGCAGGCGTGTGCGGTACGGTAACGCATCGTGCCGGACAGCTGAATTTCTGCCCTGAGTGCGGTCGCATCTTAAAGAAAAAGCGAGAACCGAGGGATAAGCCGTGAACTTTAACTACGACATCAAATTCACCGACAACACCCCGCAGCTGCATGAAGCGCTGGACTCGTGGGCGGAGCGGGTGCTGACTATCTGGGGCATGAAGGTGCAGGACTACGCCCAGCTGCTTGTGCCTACTGGCACGGCAGACAGCACGGGCATTGAGGGATACGTGGGCGGCGCACTCAAGCAGAGCCTGACCTTTGCCCTCGACCTCGCAAAAAAGACCGTGACCATCGGGTCAAATCTCTTTTACAGCGTCTACGTTGAGCTTGGCACGGGAATCTTTGCCGAGAAAGGAAACGGACGCAAAACGCCGTGGGTCTGGAAGGACTTCAACGGCAAGTGGCACTTTACCCGGGGCATGAAAGCCCGCCCGTTCCTGCGCCCGGCGGTGGAAGATCACATTGACGAGCTGCGAGAGATCGCAGTGGAAGAAGGAAACAAGGAGGTTTAAATATGAGCAGAATCGAAGAGCTGGAAAGCGAGCGCGAAAACTTGCATTTGGAACAGCTCAAGCTCCAAAACAAAGCAAAAATTTGCGAAGTTCGGCAACTTGAGATTTCCAACGAAATCCGAGAACTGAAAATTGAGGATGATAAGGAAGCAAATACACGGCTTTGCTTTGAAATTGACGATACAAGAATCAAACTTCAGAAACTTTGTGATAAAGTTCTTGGCGAAGCAAACGTGCATGTTCATGTGACACTCATCCCGTTAAAAAACAACCTCAAATTTCAAAATTACGAATTTGACTAAAAACTCAATATCCAGCGGTTGGCGCACAGCGTCAGCCGCTTTTTTATGCCGTTTTAGCTCAGGTTGGCAGAGCACCGGACTTTTAATCCGGGGGCCGTGGGTTCAAGCCCCACAGGCGGCACCACACCGGCAGCACGTCCGGCAAATTAAACCTTATTGCCAAGCATGGCAGCCCGAGCAAGGGCAGAAAGGACTATCACATGGCACTCAAAAGAGCTGACATCCGCACGATTCTGGAGAACCCCGAAACCTCCAACGATGACAAGGTCGAAGCCATTCTGGACGCCCTGCACAAGGAGACGGACGGACTCAGAAACCAGCTGGATGAAGAAAAAACAGCCCGCACACAGGCCGAGAAAGACCGCGATGCAGCCAACGGCGGCAAGCAGGCCGCTGAAAAGGCGCTGACCGACTACAAGGCTCAGCAGACCCAAAAAGACACCCACGCAGCCAAGGAAGCCAAGTTCCGGGAGCTGCTCAAGTCCGCCGGGGTGCTGGACAAGTATGCTGATCGGGTCGTGCGGCTGTCTGGCGAGGACATCGACAAGCTGGAGCTGGACGATAAGGGCGAGGTCAAGGACGCCAAGAAGCACACCGACAGCCTGAAAGCTGATTGGAGCGATTTCGTAGGCACTACGACCACCACCGGCGCAAAGGTGGACACCCCGCCCACCAACACCGGCTCCAAAATGACCAAAGACCAAATTTTTGCAATCAAGGACGCCGGCGAGCGCCAGGCGGCCATTGCAGCAAATGCCGACCTGTTTACAGGCGGCGGAAAGGACTAACACATGGCAGCAAAGACCAATCTGACCACTACTACCGAGATCACCGTCAACCCCCGGGAAATCGACTTCGTCACCCGCTTCCAGCGCAACTGGGAGCACCTGCGGGAGATCATGGGCATCATGCGTCCCATTCGGATGCAGCCCGGCACCGTGCTGAAGAGCAAGTACGCCCAGGGCACCCTGCAGAGCGGCACCGTGGCAGAGGGCGAGGAGATTCCCTACAGCCAGTACACCGTCAAGGAGAAGGACTACGGCAAGATCACAATCGAAAAGTACGCCAAGGCCGTCTCCCTGGAGGCAATCCAGAACTATGGCTATGATGTGGCCGTGCAGAAGACCGATGACGAGTTCCTGTTCGACCTGACCGCAAAGGTCACGGACAAGTTCTACAAGTACCTGAACACCGGCAGCCTGAAGGGTACCCCCAAGACCTTCCAGATGGCTCTGGCCATGGCAAAGGGCAGCGTGGAGAACAAGTTCAAGAATATGCACCGCACCGTCACCGGCGTTGTGGGCTTTGCCAACGTCCTGGACGTGGCGGAGTACCTTGGCACCGCCCCGATCACCATCCAGAACCAGTACGGCTTCCAGTACATCAAGGATTTCATGGGCTACAACACCATCTTCCTGCTGTCTGACGGCGAGATCGCAAAGGGCAAGGTCATTGCCACTCCCGTGGACAACATCGTGATGTACTACGTTGACCCCTCCGACAGCGACTACGCCAAGGCTGGGCTGGTGTACACCACCGCAGGCGAGGCCAGCAACCTGATCGGCTTCCACACCCAGGGCAACTACACCACCGCCGTCTCTGAGAGCTTCGCCATCACCGGCGTGACCCTGTTTGCTGAGTACCTGGACGGCATCTCTGTCCAGACCATTACCCCGGGTGAATCGGTCTAACCTGCAAGGGGGTGACTTTGCATGACCGTCCCAGAGCTGTGCGTTTACACGCACAATTTTTTTGACCGGGCAGATGATCCCGTTGCCGGGGAGTTTGCTTTTGAGCCGGATACCGTGCCCGGCGGGGTAGTGCCGGGGCAGTATTTCCTCGTGTGTGGATCCACTTTCAATGACGGCGTGCACAAGGCCGGGGACGGCGATCTGACCGCCGAGACCTTCACCGGCACGGTGCAGCCCATGCGCGTGCCACCTGACTTCGTGGCGCTGGCTGAAAAAATCGACGCATACGACAAGGCGCTCCCGGCCGGCGGCGTGTATGTGTCCCAGTCCTTTGCCGGGTGGTCCGGCACGATGGCTACAGGCGCGGACGGCTTGCCCGCAGACGGAAAGACCCGCTATAAATCCGAGATCAATCAGTGGAGGAAGATGTGACATGGTCAATTCGTTCACTGCATCCACCGTGATGCAGAGCTTTACCCAAAAATACCGTTTTCAGACCCGCAGCTATGAGCCGGACGGCGTGGGCGGCTTTGTGTCCGGCTGGCAGGACGGCCCCGAGTTTGAGGCCGTGGAGCGCCACGACACCACCGTGGAAGCTCAGGTGGCAGAGCAGGCTGATACAGCATCTACCTATACCCTGCTGGTCAACACCGGTGTGCCGCTGGCTTTCCCGGACTACATCAAGCGGGTGATCGACGGCCAGACCTTCCAGATCACCAGCACAGCGGACGAAGGAAAAGCCCCGCCGGAATCCGGCATGGGGCTGCGGGCCGTCAAGTGCAAAAAGGCGGTGCTGCCGTAATGGGGCCGTCTGAGAGCATCAACCGGGCGCTGAACACGTTTTTCAACGGATTTGGCATCCCGGGTTATCTGGAAGATAGCATTCCTCCTGCCGCTTCACTGCCCTATCTGACTTACAAGCCCACCATCCCCGGCGGGTGGAACGAAACGGCATCCTTCCACGCCCGGCTGTGGTACCCCAGCAAGGGCGGCAGAGCCCCCATTCTGCAAACCGAGGATACGATCAGCGCAGCCCTCGAGGACAGCATAACGCTTTCCTGTGAGGGCGGCGCTATTCTTTTGAAAAAAGGCACCCCATGGGCACAGCCCCTCGACAACCCGCCTGAAGGGTATCTGTGCGAATACCTCAATTTTGAAATCACGCAATTTTGCGAGTAAGGAGCAATATGGCAAGAAAGTTTACCAAGATCAGCGCAAAAGCATTCGAGTCCATGCAGATCAATGCCGGTGTCGTGCTGAACAAATTTGACCCGTCCGGCACGACCGAGATCCAGGACGCAGACATCATCTGCGCCACCTCCGGCGGCGTGACGGCAGAGTGCAAGCCCAACATCACCGACCTTGGCGATGATGTGGACAACTGCCAGAAAAACACCGCAGAGCTGATGCAGATCGAGGACTACGACTGCACGCTGGCCTTTACCGCCCTGAACGTCACAACGGACGTTATCAAGCTGGCGCTGGGCGCTGCGGATGTGAGTGACAAGAAAGTCACGCCCCGTATGACGCTGAATCCCACCGCCAGCACCGGAGACTTCAAGGACATCTGGTGGGTGGGCGATACCATCGACGGCGGCTTTGTGGCCGTCAAGCTGATGAACGCACTCTCCACCGGCGGCCTGTCCCTCAAGACCACCGACAAGGGCAAGGGCAATCTGTCCGTCACCTTGACCGGCTGCCCCCGGATGGGTGACGACGCCGTGCCTATGGAGTGGTACTACAGCCCCAAGGCCGCAGCATAAGGAGGACACCGCATGAAATTTTTGACAGAGCTGTCCGATGAAGAGTTTCTGCGCCACTGCTGGCAGATCGCCGATGTGGCAGAGGAGGTCTTGGAAAAATCCAAGATCATGGAGCTGCGCAAGGTTCTGCCGGTTCTGACCGGCGAGGAAACGCCGGAGGAGCTGGAACAGAAGAAGAAGGAGCAGGCAAAAAAGAACATTCAGGCTATGGCAAAAAGCTTGCTGTTCGACAATGCCGCTGCCACCGCAAAGCTGCTTCCGCTGCTCTATGAGCCGGACGTGGATGAAAACGGGGTGGTTGAAAAAATCGGCCCGTTCAAGAAGATGCGCGCGGTGAAAGAACTGCTGAACAACGATGATGTGATGGATTTTTTGCTCTGGTGTCTGCCGTTGGTGCTGGCGGGTACAGACGCCTGATTTCTTCCATCAGCCCGGACGCACTGCGGCTGTTTGGCAGGCCGTACATTTTGCAGCATTGCCTGAACACTTTGCGGCAAGAGCGCATCACGCTCAGCTATCAGGCGTACATGACGGACGCTCTGGCGCACCTTATAGGCGCGGAAGAGCGGTGGTACGACATGGTGGCCGGGCTTGTGGAAAACCGCCCACAGCCGCCGCAGCCGTCCGCTGATGAAGTGATAGCACGCATTAAAAATGGCTTGAACGGGGGTGATGAAGCCTGAAAATTTTTGAATTGAGCGCCACCCTCGGGCTGGACGACAGTGCCTACCGGCAGGGCATCCAGAATGTACAATCCGAAACGAAAAAAACCGTTTCTTCGCTGTCAGGAGAGTACAGCAAGGCCGCAAAGGCCGTAGTGGAACTGACCAGACGTTACAACGAATCGGTGGGCAAGACCGGCAAAGCATCCTCTGAGACCAAAAACCTCAAGACCATGTTGGCACAGGCAGAAGCACAGCTCAGGGCAACCACGACCGCGCTGAAAGCTGCAAACAACGGCATGGACGGCTTTGCCAGCTCCACGGATAAGGCATCCGGCAAATCTCTGGCCAACGCCATTACACAGGGCACGGTCATGGCGAACGTCTTCTCGAAGCTCGGCTCTGCTGCACTCAGTGCCGCAGAGGGGTTCATCTCTTCCGGCATCGAGTACAACGCCCAAATCGAGAAATACACCACTGGCTTTACCAATATGCTGGGCAGCGCGGAAGCCGCCCAGCAGGTCATGAGCCAGATCCAGGAAGATGCGGCAAAAACCCCGTTTGATGTCGAGTCCCTGACAAAGGCGAACCAATACTTGATCTCTGCAGGCGAGAACGCTTCCTATGCCCGCAGTACCATCATGGCACTGGGCGACGCGGTCTCTGCGACCGGCGGCGGCAACGACGAGCTGAACCGCATGTCTCAGAACCTGCAGCAGATCGCCAACACCGGCAAGGCTACAACGGCTGATATCAAGCAGTTTGCTTATGCCGGCATCGACGTATACGGCATTCTGGCCGATTACACAGGCAAGTCCACCACCGAAGTGCAGAAGATGACCATCAGTTATGATCTGCTGACGCAGGCTTTGCAGGCCGCATCTGAAGAGGGCGGGCGTTACTACAACAGCATGGACACCCAGAGCCAGACCATGAACGGTCGAGTGTCTACCCTGAAGGACAACGTGAGCCAGCTGGCCGGATTGCTGACCGGCGATTTATCCAGCGGCATCGGCGTTGTAATCGGCAATCTGAATGATCTGATCGTAAAGGCGCAGGAAGCCTACAAAACGGACGGCTGGATCGGTCTCGCAGGCGCGATCACCGGCCTGACGGAGCCTATCAACACGGCAAAAAACGCTCTCAAGGACTTCGCGAGCAAAGCCACCACATGGCTGGATCAGCTGAGCTACAAGCTCAACCGTTTTCTCGGAAAAGCCGCCACAGCAGACTTCGATACCTACGAAGAGTACGCGGATGCAAATAACCGGAAGAGTAACCGTAACAGGATGCGGGAAAATGCATTAAATGGCATTGGCATCAGCAACAAGAGCTGGTCGGAGCGTCAGGCGGAGCTGGCGGCAGCCAGCGGCAACGGCGGCAGCTCCATTACAACCAGCCCGTCTGGTTCTTCCACTGGCAAAAGATCCAGATCCTCCGGCTCCAAGTCCACCACCGAAACTGTCATTTCGTCCATCTCCAGCACAGCTACCACCACCGCACAGAATGCGCTGGACACTGTGACCACCAGCATCCAGACCCTTACCGAGAAGGTCAAGGACAGCTCCGGCAAGATCAAAGACCGCATCACCGAGACCACCACCACGACCGGCAAGGAGATGGTGAACGGTGTTGCCACGACCTTTAAGCAGGTCGAGACCAAAGTCAACGGCACGGTCACAAAGGTCACAAAGACCTATGACGACATGTCGAAAACGCTGTTGGGCACCTTTACCAACATTTCTGAAACCACCGTTGACGGCATCACCACAAAGGTGCAACAGGCGGTGGAAAAGTACGCGGACGGCAGCGAGCATATCAAGAAGAACGTCACAGAGACCGGCCAGCGCATCGGCGAGAACGGCGCGGAGACCTACGAGAAGATCATCACCTACATCGACGGCGTTCAAGACAAGGTGACGGAGACCTCTACTCTTATCGACAAGAGCGTAAAGGGTACCCAGAGCCGCATTGACCAGCAGCTGAGCGAGGCTTCCGGCCAGCTGGATAAGGGCATTTTCGGGCTGGTAAAAAGCGCCTTTAGTGATGCCAAAAACGGCGACTGGGCAAGTCTTGGGCTGGATTTTGTCAATCTTATCTGGGGCGAGGTATCGCAGGGGCAGCGTGACGTGATTTCTAAGTGGCTTACGGACGCACTGACCGCGGTCAATGAGGGCTACTTCAGCGGTGGCATCGGAAAGGCATTTGATATCTTCCAGAAGCTTTTTTCTGACGGCGGGGTAAAATCCGATATCGACGGTGTGACCAACTCGGTCAAGGCTTTTGGTGAGATCATCGACGGTCTTGCAAAGTCCGGCGGCGTGGGCGGCACTCTGGGCAGCATCGTGCAGGGCTTTTCCGGCATGGCGGGCGGCATCACCTCTGCACTGGGCACTATCGTGTCTTTCGTTGCAGCAAATCCCATTCTTGCCCTGATCCTGGGCGTTGGCGCTGTCGCTGGCGGCATTGGCCTTGCCATGTGGATGGACAAGAAGAATAATCAGAAGCCTGTCAGCCACTACCAGAGCCCCTTTGACAAAACCGGCATGTATGACAGCCTGGGCACCTTCTCCACCCGTGCGGCCCTGCAGTACCGCGTTACCGGCCAGCAGTCCATTGTTGACCGGCAGACCAGCATTCTGGAACGCATCGAGGGGATGCTGGACGAACATCTGCCAGACATCGGCAAGGGTCAGGTGGTCATGGATTCCGGTGAACTGGTGGGCGTGCTGTCGACCCGCATGGCGACCAACGTAGATGCACGCATCGGCGTGACAGTGGAACGGAAAGCGAGGGGTGTGTAATGGCAAAGCTTCTGGGGGCAAAAATCGGCAATTTTCACACCCTGACAGATTGGGGGCTGTACCTCAAGGTAGGCAGCCCTAAAATCGGCGCGGCAGAACCGGAAGAATACCTTGTGCAGGTCACCGGATCTGATTCACTGCTGAACCTGACCACATGGGACGATGGCAAGGTGCACTATAAAAAGCGCACCATCACCATGGAGCTGCTGTGCAACGCGCCAAAAAGCAAGTGGCCCAGCATCGAAAGCACCATCGCCAATGCCATTCATGGCAAGTGGCTACAGTGCCGCTTTGATGAAGACCCGGCGTGGTACTGGGAAGGGCTTTGGAAAGTCACACCATCCCGCGACCGGCTTTCCAGCGCCTTTACCATCACCGGCACCTGCAACCCCTTCAAGCGCAGCGTCTACGACGGCACCAACGACTGGCTGTGGGATGACTTCAACTTTGAAACGGACATCGTGCGCAACTACACGAATATCCCGCTCAAGGCGGGCGAGGACAAAGAGGTGTCCATCACCGGTGCACCGCGTGCGGCCGGCATCTACTTCCAGCGCAGCGAGACCGCCGCAAACATCGCGGTGTCTCTCAATGGCTTTGAGGTGGGCATTCTGGCCAAGTCCACCGACTGGCAGTATATCGAGGGGCTTACTATGCCGGATGGCGTAGTGGGCACCCTCGTTTTTGCTACATCGGCAGACTGCAGCATCAGCATCAAGTATTTGGGGGCAAGCCTATGAGTTACAAAGTTTATGCTGGTGTGCAGACGGATGTAGACACATGGAAAACTAAGGTCTGTATCCACGATATCAGCGATATTACCGACACGAAAAAGCTCATCAGTCCCACGCTGACCCGCGAAGTGGGTAAAGCTGGCTCTTTCGAGTTTACCATGCCGCTGGGCAATGTGGCACACTCTGCGCTGCAAAAGCTGCGCACTACGGTAGAGGTGGAACAGGACGGCGTTTCCATCTGGCAAGGCCGTCCTATGAGCCATGAGCAGGATTTTTTGATGCGTCAGAAAATCTACTGCGAAGGGGAGCTTGCGTATCTGAATGACAGCGGCATTGCGCCATACGCTGCAAAAAATGTGAGCTTTTCGCAATTTTTGGAATGGATCTGCGATAACCACAACGGAATGGTAGATGCATACAAAGCTTTTACTCCTGGCAATGTGCAAATGGACATTCCCATGATCGTGCCCTATATCGACGGCATCAAAGTCGTGCAGGTGGGTTACAGCTACGATTCTAATGATGGAGATTACATTTACCATTGGGGAATTGTAGATCCCGTGGATGGAAAGACGAATATTTTCTATGAGGAAACAGAGATCAACAAAGCTTCCTGCCTGAGCTGGGAAATCGATGAAGAGCACATTGCGGAAGGTCGCATTATTTCACGGATTGGAAGCAACAATTTCCGCGTGCGTCTGTTTGCAGCCTATGTAAAGGGCAAAACGTACGCCGCAAAGGTCGAAGTGAAAAAAGCCGAAATCGTCTGCGGTACTTGCAACAAGAATTTTGGCACGTACTCCATTTATAACGTCGAGCAGGCATCTGAATCCAAGACCTTTAAGATCACCGAGCAAAACGGGAAATACAGCCTTGCTATCAACGGCAAGACGGATCCCCGCTTTTCGTTTGATGTCAAGGAACCTACATACAGCTTTGGCGATGGAAAAAACTACGGCGTTACATGGGACATCTTGCAGAGTGAGCTGGTGGAAAAGTACGGCGGATATCTGGTGCTGCGCCATGCAGAGGATCCTAACGGAAAACCGCGCCGGTATCTGGACTATCTGCAGGCGATCACCGATAAAAACAGCCAGACGGTGGCTTTTGGAACAAACCTGCTGGATTTGACCAACAACGTCAAAGCAGAGGACATCTACACGCGGGTGATCGCGGTAGGTGCCAAAAAGATAACATGGCTTGTTTTTTCTTGGGGTGAGACCATCACAGAAACCGCAAACGATCTGGCCGCGCAAAAGCTTTTTGGCATCATCACAAAAGTGATCTTTATTGAAGGCATCGAAAGCACGCCGCAGTCTTTGCTGGATGCGGCAGAGGAAGAACTTGCCAAAAATCTGCGCTATCTGAACGGCATGACAGTCAAAGCGGTCGATCTGAAAGACGCTGATATTGATGTCAGCCGTATTGCAATTGGAAAGCAAACTCACATTTTCTCTGCACCGCATGGTGTAGATACCTGGTTGCTGTGTTCCAAGCTTGTTGAGCCGTTGGATTCGCCGGATAAAAAGGAGTTTACATTTGGCACTGAGTTTTCCAGCATCAGCGACCTGCAGGCTTTGAGTGCACGCAAAGCGTCAGATGCTTACGATTTGAGTCGATCGCTCAAAGGGTACATGTCAGGCTAATGAGACAGGAGGTGTTTTATGGATAAAACTTTTGACGAAGCCATTGCGGGAATTCGTAAGGCTGAGCGCGGCGTGGAAGTCCGTGAGGACATCGCACAGGGCATGGAGTACGTCAAGCAGTACGCCGAGGAAGTGACAGACCAGCAGCAGGCCGCTTTGCAGGCCGCTCAGACCGCCACCAGAGCAGCCAGCACCGCGACGAAAAAGGCCGCAGCAGCTGCAGAGAGCCAAAACGCAGCCCAGACCGCCGCAGCCAGCGCAAGCAAAGATGCACAGTCAGCGTCCGCATACGCAAAGAGCGCGGGAAGCTCTGCCGCTTCTGCCGAAGAAAGCGCGAACAGGGCTGCGGCCATTGTGAGCACCGACAAGACGCTGAGCGTCGAGGGCGCTCCGGCTGACGGAAAGGCTGTTGGTGATGCGCTGAAAGGCATCAAGCTCCCTATTGCCACCGCAACCACGCTGGGCGGTGTGAAGGTGGGCAGCGGTCTGACGGTCGATGCGGACGGAACACTTTCTGCGGACAGTGCTTTGGCTGCCTACCCCGTTGGCAGTATTTTTCAAACAGTCAGTACGGCCAGTCCTGCCGCCTTGTTTGGCGGCACATGGGAGCAGATCGCATCGGACCGCGTGCTGATGGGTGCATCCTACGCCCACGCAGCGGGTACCACAGTCGAAGCCGGTTTGCCGAATATTACTGGCTCTGTTGTGCCTAAGTTAACAAATATTTACAATTCATTCATTTCTGAAAGTGGAGCTACAATGACAGGCGCTTTCTATAACACAGGGGTATTTAGTCCTTATGGCGGTGCTGATGCTACTGTCACCAATAGTGTCCCGAAAGATTTGTATTTCGACGCTTCCCGCTCGAATCCTATTTACGGACGCAGCAGAACCGTGCAGCCTGCCGCCTACTATGTGCACATCTGGCGGCGCGTGGCCTGAGAAAGGAGGTTTTGAACCATGAAGATCATTGACGAGAACGGTGCAGCCATTGAAAACCCTGACCTGACGCTTGGGTATCTGGTGGACGACACCGAGCCAGTGGAGCACCCCGCCGTGGAAGGCGTGGAGGAGCAGTGGCACTGGGAGACCGTGACCGAGTATCCGAACGGTGGCAAGGACGTGCAGAAGATCGTTGACCGCCCAGGCGTACCGGCACAGGAAGAATGGGTGGAACAAGTGCCAATCCAAAAGTATGTCCGCTACACCGCCGAAGAGCTGGCCGCGCAGGAAGAAGAGCGCAAAAAGGCCGAAGCCCGAGAGAAGCTGCCGGAGACGGTAGCGGCGCTGCAAAAAGAAAACGAGATGTTGAAACAGTGCTTGCTTGAAATGAGCGAGATTGTTTATGCATAAAATCACACAAAAATTAGAAAGGATGGTACGTATGATGGCAATGTTGTGGGCACAGGAGATTATGTCTGCTGAGACTATGGAGGATGCAAATGCTCTGTACGAGCGCTGCCCCCGCCTGCTGAAGGAGAAGGTCAAGGCAATTCTTATCAAGAGCGGTTTTGAGGAGATCGTACAGGAGGAGTAAGCGATGGAAAAACTTTTGGAATTTCTGGCGTGGCTGGTGAAGGCGCTCTTCGGCGGGGACAGCGAAAGCCCTGCGCCGGGAACGCCCAGAGAGACTCCGGTTGAGGAAACTGTCACCGGCTGGGAGGGCGACCCGCCATACCGGTACATCGACGTGAGCCGCTATCAGGGTGCAATTGACTGGGCGCAGGTGGCAGCGGCAGGCTACAAGGGAGCGATGCTCAAGACGGTGAGCACCAACCGCAAGCTCTCCAAGCGGGCAGATGGCCTGTACATCGACCCGACCTTTGAGGACAACTACAAAAACGCCAAAGCGGCAGGGCTGGACGTGGGCGTCTACTACTACACCTACGCCACCAGCGAAGCGATGGCCGATGCAGAGCTTGCCCTTGTGCGGCAGGCGGTCTACGGCAAGGAGCTGACCCTTCCGGTGGCGGTGGACGTGGAGGAAAATGAGCTCAAGCCCATGAGCACCCTCGACCTCACCAACCTCACCGCCTACGCGCTGGAACAGGTGGAGCGGATGGGCTTTTACGCCCAGCTGTACACCTACACCGGTTACAAGTATGAGCTGGACATGGCGAGGCTGTCCTCTCGATGGGACGTGTGGCTTGCCGACTACACCGGCAAGACCCCGAAGGCAAATTTCAAGTACAACGCTCACCAGCACACCAGCAAGGGTGCTGTGCCGGGCATCACGGGCAACGTAGACCTCAACGTGACCACCCTCAACTACCCCCGTATCATCAGCAAGAAGGGTCTGACCCGTCTCCGGGAGGGTAAATGACCGAAAAAGAAGCTTTACTGTGGGTGCTGGGCATCCTTGGCAGCCTGTGTGCTGCGGCCATCACGATCGACAAGGTGCTGGACATCATCCACAAGTACATCAAAAAGGCACAGGCCCCCGACGATGCGCAGAACAAGCGAATGGATACGCTCGAAAAAAGACTTGGCGTGCTGGAACAGGGACAGCTTCAGCACGCACAGGCCCTTGCAAGAGACCTGCGCCGCTTTGACGGCCTCGATGAAGAAATGCGTCTCGTACTCGTTGGCGTACAAAATCTTTTGGATTCACAGCTGTCCGGCAACAATCGCGAAGGTATGCAAAAAAGCAAATCCGATATTAACAACTACCTACTGAAAGGAGTAACAAATCATGGAAGCAATGTTTAACTTTATCCCCGCACCCATCGCACTGGTACTGATGCTCATCGGCTTTGCCGCGCTGGCCGTTGGTGCCATCCGGCTGGGCTACAAGCAGTACGTCAAGCAGTGGGCGCTGGAACTCGTGACCATCGCTGAGGACAGCATCATGGGTAGCGGACAGGGCGCAAAGAAAAAGGCACAGGTCTTTGCCGCGCTGCGCGGCGCACTGCCGGACTGGCTGAAGCCTTTTATCACCGATGAAGTGCTGGACAGCGTGATTGAAAAGGCCGTCAGCATGATGAAAAAGGCACTGGCAGAAAAGAAACCCACCATCAACAAGGAGTAATTTATGATCGAGCAAAGCGTATCTCTCGCATCCAACGGCACGGCAAAGTTGCCCGGCTATGAGCAGCTGGTGCGCTTTGGCTACACTAAAAACCGGGGCGTGTACCGCCTGCACGTCGATGCAACCGGCGAGTGGGAGGGCCTGACTATCCGCTGCTTCTGGCACGTGCCGGACGGCAAAGATCCGTCATCCTCGTTGGTGGTGGACGGCTATGTGGACGTACCCGCCAGCGTGACCGCCCAGCCCGGCAATGGCTGCATCACCTTTGAAGGCAGCGACGGCACAAAGACCGTGACCAGCGCAGACCTGCGGTATCGTGTCAGCGTCAACAGCGGCACGGAGGACGGCACAGAGCCGGAGCCGGGCACCCCTGCATGGCAGCAGCTGATGGATGCCGTGCACACCGATGCCGCCGCCGCAGAGCAAGCCAAGACCGATGCACAGACCGCGGCCACAGAATCTGCCGCCAGCGCGGACAAGGCCGCTGGCAGCGAGAAAGCTGCCGGTGACGCGCAGGCAAAGGCCGCCGAGAGCTTGCAGGAGCTCAAGGACGGCATTGCATCCGGAAACTTTAAGGGCGAGCCGGGCACATCACCCACAGTTACCGTGCAGGATATCGCTGGCGGGCATCGTATCGTCATCACCGATGCGACAGGGACAAGCTCCGTCGATGTGATGGACGGCAAGCAAGGTGACCCCGGAAAACCGGGCGATACAGGCGCAACACCTGAGCTTACCATAGGCACGGTTGAAGAGGGTGACGCGCCGTCTGCAACAATTACGGGCACGGCTAAAAATCCCGTGCTAAACCTTACACTTAAAAGCGGCGCACCCGGCAAAGACGCCACCGTGGACGCCACCCTGAGCCAGAGCGGCAAGGCAGCAGACGCTAAAGTGACCGGCGACGAGCTGGCAAGAAAAGCCGTCATAGATGACACCGCAGTCGGCACCGCCCCATGGAGTAGCAAGCACATCGTGGATATGCTCTGTCCGCCCATCTCTGAGACCGGCAACCCTGTTGTGTGTTACCCTGTGTCAAGTTATCCTCTGAGCGTTAAGGCGAGCTGGGAGCCGACGCAGGAAGGCAGTGGTGACCCATCACCTGACAGTGTTCGCCCGATTAAGGGCAGGGACAGCGTGACGGTCGAGCGGTGCGGGACGAATTTAAGCAGAATATCTGACATTTCTACGCCGAACAAGTCTTTAATCGCGGTCGAACTTCCAACCGAGATAGTAGCTGATGTTGAAATTTCGTTCGATACACTAAACGCTGAAATTGAGGAATTAGGTACTATGCTTTTCATGAACTGAGTAGATGGTAAGCGGAAAGCAATAACGGTTCAGAAATTTGGAATTAGCACGGCAGGGAAAATTCCAAACGGGAGGAAGACTGCTGTTTTTCGCGGCGTCACATTTAAGACTGTTGAAACAGTGGTACTTGAAAGAGGCTACTGTAAATGGAGCGGAGATGTGAACAATTTCTGTGTATCTATTGTCCCAAACACTCCATACGCCCCTTACATCGGCCACACCGTCACCCTCACTCTGCCCCACACCATCTACGGCGGCACGGTGGATGCAGTGGCTGGAGAGGGGCAGGAGACGTGGAAACTGGTGACGCTAGACGGGACGGAAAAATGGATGGTATCGGGCAAGTTTTTGGACAATAAAACCGACTGGTACTATGTATCGTCAAAAATTCCGAACGCTGTCAATGCAGCGCCGCAGAAAGGCAACGAGATTTGCAGCCACTATCCTCATGCAGATATCGCTAACACCAATACCGCGCAGGGATGTGCTATTGTGTGGGGTGCTATCCGTGTACGCTGGGGCGACACAATCCCGGATGATGCTGATGCATGGAAAGCCTACCTTGCCGCCCAGTACGCCGCCGGAACCCCGGTGCAAATTGCGTACAAGCTGGCAGAGCCGGTGCCCTTCACTGTGACAGGCGCACAGCCCATCTCTGCTCTGAGCGGCGTGAACACCCTGCTGACCGACGCAGACAGCGTGACGGTGACCGGCAGGGCGGACCCCATCAAACGCATTACCGACCTTGAGGACGCAGTAGCGTCCATGACAACGAACTAAAGGAGGACTGACAATGGCAATCAAAAGCAAAGCTCGCCATGACCTGACCCTGCGCTCCATCAAGCGCGAGATCGCCGCAGGACGTGACGTGGCATACTGGCTGGACAAGGCGTACACCCATCTGGACAGCGGCCTGCTGACGGAGGACGACATTGCAGAGGTGGAAGCCCTTGCGCAGGCGTACTACGATGCACTGGATGCTAAGGACAAGGCGAACGCTGAGGAAATCACACAGTAAGGAGGCATAACACATGAACGCAGTAAATATCGAAGATTTGCTCGATTTGATTGAAACCATGAAACGCGTATCTGCGGATGAAATTATCGCTGCATCAAAAGAGAACAACGAGCTGGAGCGCATCGCGCACATCGCGACGGAAGCAACTTATAGTGCCGTTATCGAAAAGCTGGAAAGCCTCCGCGTGTACGCAGTAACCGTTTTGGATAGCAAGGAGTAACATCATGAGTAGCACTACATACGAGCATTTTGTTGACACCAACAAAATGTTCGCCGCACAAGAGCAATTTCGTAACATCACGAAAATGGTCTGCGTATGCTTTCGTGGCTTCACGAAAACATGCCATCTCGGTAACGCCCCCGTAATGGTGCGCAACGCTGGACAACTGCCGCAGCCTTTCTGGCTCGGTGCTGCCTGTGGCGGCGGCTCGTGTAGTCTTTCCGCCAGCGTTGCAAGGGCTTAATGCAGAACAGATAAAAGCTGTGATAAAACGTGCGCCGCTTGGGAGGTATGACCGGAAAATCGCCCGGTTGCGGTACGTTGACCAGCTATGCCAAGTTGATATTGCAGCGCGTGTGCCGTATTGTCGGACATCAATCGGCAATAGGCTGAAAATTATTGATAAAATGCTGGATGTGTGATATCATAATCCTAATTGGGTGCGATTTCTCACGAAACGCATTGAAGCGGCAGGCTTTCGGGTCTGCCGCTTTTCTTTTTTCACGATTTGTGGTATAATTATCTCAACAAATCCACCCGGCCTCTCGAAGAAGCACATTAGGGTGGATGTTTGAAAGGCTACAGCCTTTGTAGAGAGCGGCATTGCCTGTGGGCGGTTCCGCTCTTGATTTTAGACTTTGCCGTTTCGGCGGCATAAAAAATCCCCTGCTTTGCCAAAACCCTGCGTTCCACGCGGGGTACACTGTAGGCAAAGTGGGGGATTTTTTGTTTTACAGCAGTCCAAAGTGCTCGGCCAACAGGAATCTGACGTATGTAGGGCACGTGCGCTTTTCACCGCACCAGTCCTGCACAGTGCGCCGCGGGACGCCCGCCTGCTTTGCGAAAGAGGTCTGAGACAGCCCGGTGCGGGCCACCAGCTCACGCATTGGAAGATGAGCTAAATCCCAGATGGTGGACAGCCTTGCCTTCTCGGCGTCCAGATCTACGCACCCGTCGGCATCATCCGGGATGCTGAGGGTGACATTGTTAAGGAACGCTGCCCGGGATGTTTCCGGGTCGGTTGCCATATTGAAAAGTTCAGCTGTGTACATTGCCTTTCTCCTTCTTAAATCTCCCCGGTCAATGTTTGTGCATCGGCTGGGGACTTTTCTTTACTCCATATCTTCCAGAGCTTCAAGATACTTCGGGTAAAGGTCTTCCACGATGGCCTGTCTCTCAACGTCGTCCAGATTGCCGTTCATGAGTGCCTCACCCTCTTCATCGGAGAGTTCGATGCTGGTAGTGACCATCAGGTCGCGAGCGTCCAGATGAGAGGTCTTGACGTCGCCATCATCGGTAAGGTGCGCGTAAATCATCCAAACGCCGTTGTCGCACTCAATTTCGGTACCGGTGGCCATAACCTTAGTTGCGAACTCGTCAGCAGTAAGCTTTTTCATAATTGTTACCTCCATGTGTTTGTTCGGGGTCTTTCACTGTCTTCATCATACACGCATTGCGTGCAATTGTCAAGGCTTTTTGAAAATTTTATACGCCCTGCGTGCAAATGCTTGAGCGCTCATACAGCCCTATGCTGTGTGGGCGCTTTTCTTTTTGTTTAAAATAATCAAGCTTTAATCAAGCTTTAAGCAAGTTTTAAGCAAGAATTTTTGTCCTTCATTGTACCTTCATTGTCTCTCCCGGCGGTTTAAAAAAGTACACTGGGCGCAAAGGGAGGGGGTGCCATGTGGCACAGGTTTAACCCAAACCCGCACGGAAGCAGCGTCGGGGACTGCGTAGTGCGGGCGGTAGCTTCGGCCACCGGTCAGAGCTGGGAGCAAGCGTATATTGCGCTGGCGCTCACCGGCTACGCCCTCGGCGATATGCCCAGCGCCAACCGCACATGGGGCGCGTACCTTCAAAAGCAGGGTTACAAGCGCCGCATGGTGGAAGCAGACTGCACCACCTGTTATACCGTGGCAGATTTTGCCCGGGAGTACCCGCGTGGCGTGTACGTGCTTGGCTGCTCCGGCCACGTTCTGACCGTGATCGACGGTGCGTGGTGGGACAGTTGGGACAGCGGCGCAGAATGCCCGATCTACTACTGGTATAAGGAGGAGTAAACGATGCCTTACAATCCGTATGCGTATCAGATGCCGACATACTACGGCCAGCCAATGCCAGACAACCTCACTCAACTCAGGCAGGGAGTGGGCTATCAGTCTCCCATGATGCAGCAGCCGGCAGCACAGACAGCACAGGCTACGCCATCCATCATCTGGGTGCAGGGAGAAGAGGGCGCAAAAGCCTATATGGTCGCCGCAGGCAACAGCGTACTGCTGATGGACAGCGAAAACAGCGCTTTTTACATCAAGAGCACTGACACCAGCGGGATGCCGCTGCCTCTCCGCGTCTTTGACTACAAGGAACGCACCACGGCGACAAAAATGCCCCCTCAGACGGCGCAGCAGCCTGGCGGGGAATTTGTCACCCGAGCAGAGTTTGACGCTCTGGCAGCCCGCTGTGCGGCGCTGGAAAAGCAAGAGCCCGCAAAGCCTGAAACGGAGGTCAAGTAATTATGGCAAACCCTCTTTTTAACGTTCTGAGCGGCGGTATGCCCGCCATGCCAAACCCTATGGGTCAGTTCGGGCAGATGATGCAGCAGTTCCAGCAGTTCCGTGCAAACTTTCAAGGCGACCCGAAAGCAGAGGTGCAAAAGCTGCTGCAATCCGGCAAAATGTCACAAAACCAGCTGAACCAGCTGCAGGCGATGGCGCAGCAGTTTCAGCAGTTCCTCCATTAAGCCGTAACCGTGGCCACGGTTCAAGCATAAAAATCATTCAAAACACACGAAAGGAGTACAAAAATGTCTCTTTCTTCCGATTCTGCGGTTCTGACCATGCCTGTTCAGCCCGCAAACACCAACGGCGGCAACGGCTTTGGCTTTGGCAATGATGGCGCATGGTGGATCATCATCCTGTTCCTGTTCGCCTTCTGCGGCGGCTGGGGCGGCAACTGGGGCGGCAATGGCAACACCGGTGCCGGTGTCGTTGACGGCTACGTCCTGACCTCCGATTTTGCCAACATCGAGCGCAAGATGGATGGTATCAACAACGGCATGTGTGATGGCTTCTACCAGCAGGCTCAGCTTGTCAACGGCGTGCAGCAGACCGTGAACAACGGCTTTATGTCCGCAGAGATCAGCCGCGCAAACCAGCAGGCGGCGTTCATGCAGCAGCTGTTTGCCATGCAGATGCAGCAGCAGGAGTGCTGCTGCGAGAACCGCTCTGCCATTCAGGGCGTCAACTACAATTTGGCCACCCAGTCCTGCGAGACCCGGAACACGGTGCAGAACACCACCCGGGACATCATCGACAACCAGAACCAGAACGCCCGCGCCATCCTTGACGCCCTGACCGCACAGCGCATCGAGGCAAAGGACGCAAAGATCGCTGAGCAGGGCCAGCAGCTGTTCGCAGCACAGCTTGCGGCATCTCAGGCAGCCCAGAACGAAACGCTCAAGGCCTACATGAGCGGTCAGCTGGCCTACTACAATCCGCGCCCCGTGCCCGCATTCCAGGTACCCGCACCCTACCAGTACGGTAACTGCGGCAACGGTTGCGGCTGCAACGGTTGCGCCTAACCGAATAACGGCAACTGACTGCAAATTGTAGTCTGTTCAGCCCCTGAGCTGATTTTGCAAACCAGAGCGCCGGGGCAGTAGTCCCGGCGTTTTTTCTATGAAAGGAGCCGATAAAATGGCTGAATTTAGCAACTCCAACATCGTCAGCGTGGCGGCGGGTGAAAACCTTCCCCTGACCGAGACCGCAGTAAAGGCCCCTGCTTGTATCGTGCACCGTGAGGGAAGCGGCCTTGTGACCTTGCGCGGTCTGACCAGCGGGCAGTGCCGGGCCCGTTTCAAAGTAAGCTTTGGCGGCAATATCGCCATTCCCACCGGCGGCACCGTGGGACCCATTTCCGTGGCGCTGGCTGTAGGCGGTGAGTCGCTGACCAGTGCGACCGCCATTGTCACCCCGGCGGCAGTCGAAAATTACTTCAACGTTTTCGTGGCTGCTTTCATCGAGGTACCGCGTGGCTGCTGCGTGACCGTGGCGGTTAAAAACACCAGTACGCAGGCAGTCAGCATTGCAAACAGCAATCTGATCGTTGAGCGGGTAGCATAAGAAAGGAGATAAAGTCATGCTGGATAAATTGGATCACCTGAAGGATGAGATGTGCGACGAGCTCATGGAGCTGACTGACAAAAAGAACCGGTCCCCTGGCGATATCGAAATGATCGGCGAGATCGTGGACATCATTCTGGACATCCACCGCATCGAGGATTACTGCGAGGGCGGCGAGTATAGCCGTGCGGGCGAGTGGGAAGCTGACATGCGCGGGACTTTCGGCCACGATGCCGGAAACGGTTACAACCGGGGCAACAGCTATGCCAACCGCGGCCGTCACTATGTGCGCGGGCACTACTCCCGCACGGATGGCCGTGAGCGCATGATCTCCGACATCGAGGACATGATGCAGGAAGCCACCGGTGCAGAGCGTGACGCCTACAAGCGGGCCGCTGACATCTTGCGCAACGCATAAGGGAGGAGGGCGGCAGGCATGGACATTGACGAGATCAATGAGCACATCCGCAAGCTCAAGTGCGAGGAAACCAGCTGGCAGAGTGTCAACAAACTTGCCGCCCTCTGCACTGTGCGGGACGAGCTGGAAGAAGCGCACGCACCTGAAACGCAGACCCAGGCATTGTCGCCCACGGATTACCGGGCGGCGTACTCCACAGCAGCGGAACCACAAAGCGACTTTGTGGCGGCTGCCAGCTCTGTTCCTTTCGGCGGTCTGATGCAGGTTCTTGACGAGCACATGAACGCAATAAAGCTTGCATATCCGAAAGAGTATGAGCTGGTCATGCGGAAGATAAGCGACTTGTAAAAAGACATAAAATGTGCTATTTTTACATAAGCTTTAGCGTTTGGGCACGAGGCACATAGTCTAACAATAAGCCAACAAATAAATAATTATTTACATTAATACGTCAAATAAACTTGATTTGTAATCAGTGGGTTGCAGGTTCAACTCCTGTCACCAGCTCCAAAAAGCCGCTCAGGAACGTTGATTTCTGGGCGGCTTTTGCTTTTGTACTTTTGCTTTCGGCACAAAAATCCAAAAATTCCGCAAAAGATGTTGACAAACTATCATCCGGGTGGTAATATATACAGGCAATCCATGGACTGCAAAACTGAATATGGGCGTGTTCCCGAGTGGCCAATGGGGACAGACTGTAAATCTGCTGCTTTCAGCTTCGGTGGTTCGAATCCACCCGCGCCCACCAAACAAGAAAAATCCGAA